TTATTTTAAATCTACTTTAATGGGAAGTTCCCAACGGCGTCTATTAAATGTCACGGTTCCATCAATGTTGATTGGTAATTGATTACCGTTGTAGTCGAAAACCTTTATGACTTTACCGCCTTTGTTTACCTCAGCAAGCAAATTACATGTGTGCTCAAGCTTTCCAACTTCTGTGACCATAATCATTAATTGCTGCATGATAAAACCTCGAGAGAAAAAGAGATGAGAATAATTTTGCTCATAATGTGCAATTATCCAGATTATTGAGCAAATAATTGCACACTAAAAAGTCATTACTCAAGAGCCTTCACAATCGCACCGTGTCTTGCTTTGCAATCATTATATTTTGCAACTGTATCAACTGACCAGATCATTAAATCTTTGCCCGTTGTTCCCGCCAATTCATTCAAATTTGGGCATGGCTGCGTTAAGTTAGCTGGTATTACCGGCTTTGATAAGATCGTTGATTTGCTGCACCCCGTCATCATCAATACAGCTAGACTTATAAACAGGACGCTCCACGATCTTTTGCACTTCACGCTCAATATATTCGACTTTAGTGTTTTGCTCTGCTTTGACTTGCTCATAGTCTGCGCTCACTTTATTGATCTGATTTTGCTTTTCTGCAAGAGCTTTCAAATTCTTGCGCTCAATCTCTTGGATCTGAGATTGACACTTTTGTTCAGCTTCTTTTAGCTGACCAGTTTTGTAATTGAGTACGGCTAAAGATATGGCCAATAAAAAAGCGAGAAACACAATAATGATTTCTCGCCAATATTTAGCAGCAAATACAATCCACATCACTGCGCTCCTATACATTTAGCATGTCTTTCAAGCTGTCTAGTCCAGACGCCATAGCATCCATTTTTACGAATAGAGCAATCACGTTTTGCAACGTACTTATATTTAAGCAATGAGTCGCAAGCTGCTTTATATTGACCAGCCTTTAAATGCTTAAGCATTGATGATTTTGCGAATGTTGGCACACCGTACTGATATGAAAAATCCAAATAAAGGTCATATTCAGTTTGAGATAATTTCACGCCCTTCAATGAATCTTTAAACGCGACTTCACGTTTAGCTACATCATTTCGCAACCACTTGTCTGCTGTCGCACGTGTAATTGGTGGATCCGTCATTTTTACTGGTGAGCCGTCAAGTTTAAATGTGGAACCATGGCCCTGTGTAGGCCGATCACCTTTAACAGGTATCACTGGTTTTGAGGTATACCCCTCATCAACCTTTACGCCCATAAAAAAAGCAGCCGAAGCTGCTAGTAAACCCACCGCATATTTAGTCTTGTTCGACATCACAGTTACCTTTTAAGTTATCTATCCGCAACTTGTATTCGGCCTTTCGCATTTCATGCTCTACTTTTTCACGGCGATTTTTCTGAACCGCAAAATAAATTTGAATAACCAAACCAAGTGCCGCAATTAGCAAACCGCCCCATGCAATAACATCGATCTTTGCTGCAAATCCGATAAATGACCCCACACCGCTGGTTGCTGTTACTTTTGATGTTAATGTTGCTGCACTAGCTTCAAGTGCAGACTGAGTTTCAGACATTTTGTTTCTCCAGAATATTTTGGCAATAAAAAAGCACCCCAATTGGGTGCTCAAAGTTCTTTTAAAGTTTAAAGGGTTTGTAAGATTTTCCCTCCGTTAATCAATTGAGTTGTAAGTGGAGGAACTCCCACAATTGCAGAACCTCCCGGTCCCGGCTGACCTTCGGTTGTGCCATGGTATTGCCAGTTCCACGTTCCATCATTGGTGGATTTGGTGCCACGTTCGCCCCAATTTCCACCATCTCCAGAAAGTGGTGAGCCATAGCGTTCATTTTGGGTTCGGTAACCTTTACCAGGTGCCGAAGCTTCGGCATCAGTGATTTTCATAACCAATAAATAACTCTCCAGATAGAGGCGATAATCTTGTGAGTCATTTGAAATCGGCTGTCCAGTCATGACCCGACCAAATGGTGCTCCAGCACCACCGGGAATTCCCTGAACCCCATAAGATGATCCAGTGTAAATACCACTTGGTGTTGCTCCACCACCTGAACCGCCTCGAGCTAACGTCCCTCCATCGATAATCAGGTTTAGTTTGCTGTGCCGGTTCAATAAACCTGGTGCTCCCTGAAAACCATCACGCCGGGTTTTGGTAAAATTGAAGTCTGAATCTTTTTCCCAATCTCCGTAAGCTAGATGTGGCAACCCGCCATCACCACCACGTCCAACAACAGCACCTTTAATAGTCAAATTTACCACGAGATCAGGTGGAAACTCACCAGTATCAATAGCAGGTAATTCTGATGCAGCTGGAACGATATACTCTCGTTTTGCAGGACTAGACTTATAGTCGAATTTATAGACAAATCTGGTTTCCGGTCGATAAGAACTTGAACTTGAAACCAGTGCACCTGCTTCAACTACAAAACTGATTTCTCCAGTCGTTGGCAAATCCCCTCTTTGCATCTGATATAAACGTGCCAGATTAATATCAAGCTGGTCATATCGAATGTAAATCGGTGAATCATCTACTGGTACATCAATGAAATCCTTGTCATTGAGGTAATAGCGCTCATCATAGTTAATTGCCGTAATGGTATTTGAGAACTGGTCAGCCGGTTCTCTTTTTGCAACCAGATAAGGCAATGAGCCTTTGGTATCGTCATTAACCACCGTATAGATGGTATTTACAAAATCATCAGGACTAAGCTTTAAGGCCCCGTTCGGTAAACGGCCTAAAACCACCTTGTTCTTGGCAGATCCAGCGGTAACAGGAATAAGGTCCACTGTGCCATCCCCCATTTGCAGATAGATCACATAGCTCTTGCCTGCAATGAAATCTACATCATGGCTTAAGGTGAGGATTAAACCCTCTTGCTGTACCACTTCCCCGCTTTGATGAATACCATTGCGATAATCTGCTACGGCAATACGGTCACGTAGCACAAGCAATTCAGACTCAGGCGCCGCATCAAAGGTAATGGATTTACGTTGAAACCGAAGCTTGTTCCAGATCCGGTACGCATTAAAATGAGCTTGCCACTTGTTTCGCACCCCAACGGATTTCACTTCTTTCGGGTTCTTTGCTCCTTTGTCTGGCAAATAGATATTGATACGACTATCGTCGGCCGGATCCGTGTATTCATAGATCAGTCCATCGTAGTCATCCATCACGCCAAAGGTAAGGTCATGCTTGTAACTATCCGGAATGATATTCCTGAAGTTAAACAGCATTACCGAGTTATCAGTTGGACGTTCAAAATAAAGCTTGAGCTTATTGTTTTGCCGATATGCGGTACAAAATACGGCATCACAAAGATTGGTAACCAGCTCTTCAAAAGACAGGTTTGTATCATCAATAGTGGTACAGAACTCAGCCGCAAGTGGCGTACCAAAATAATCAACTACATCGTTATAAGTCCGATAGATGTTTTCCAGATCTATTTCGTCGATCGTACGGCGGCCAATCTTGTCGTCCAGTGCCATAGATACCAAAGCATCAGCAAAGCTAGACGTTGGATATAGCTCTGTTGTCATTGCCCCGTTTTTATAAATCGGCAACATTCGCTGGAGATCAAAATTGATCTTACGGGACTTGACAGATAAAGCTCCAGTGGTTGCATAAGTACGCGCACGAAAAACCGTTTCATGCTCATACGTTGTGCTTTGCAAAGGATAAGCACCATAAAGCGCCTGCCACTTTACTTCATC